TCGCAGTGGCGCGTCCAGCCGGGATAGTCGCGCCAGCCGCCGCGATGGAAGCGCCCGGGCTTCTTGGTGCCCGGCCAGATGGGGATCACCGGATAGCCGTTGTCCACCAGCCGGGCGCCGTCCCGGGCCATGAAGTCGATGGCACCGGGCATCAGAACGGCGCCTCGTCGGCGGTGCGCGAGAGAGTCCGGCGGTCGCGGCCAGCGAGGTCGCGGAGCCGGTCGCAGTAGCCGGTGACGACGGCCTCGACGAAGGCGAGCCATTCGGCTTCCGACAAACGGGCAAGATCGGTCCTGCCGAGGCTCTCCAGGTATTCGCCTCCCATCTCGCCGGCATGGCGGACGGCGGCGCGCTCATTGGGCGTCGGATCGATCATGGCACCCCTCCGCCGGGCGATGATGTCGAGACAGGTCATGGAGCAGGCGGGCAGAGAAGCGCCCTTGAGCCCGATCAGCGCCGGATGGAAGCCGAAGCCGCGCCCCTCGCGGCGGCAGACGGCGCAGAGTCCCGACATCACGCGAGCCTCGCATCGACCACCTCCGTGTATCGGCCGCTGGGCCTGACGGCGATCGCGGCCGGCACGCGGAGCCGGTGCGAATGCGCGAGGGCATCCTCGACGGTGGCCGGCACCGGCAGATCGGGCGCGCGGCGCCGCCACCAGGCCACCGCCTTCTCGCGCGCAAACCCGCCGTGCTCGATGCAGACCCATTCCTTGTGGACGACGAGGCCGCACTGATAATCGACACGCAAGGAGGGCGGCTTGCCGGGCTTGTCGTGGCGGCGATAGGCGACGTCCGAGACCTTCACCCATTCGGGCTTGCCGCTGGAAAGCACCGCGAGCGAGCTCGCGGTCGCCTCGATTTTCGACTCGGGCGGCGGGAAGACGTGCCCGCAATCGGGACAGACGCGGGTCGCCGCGGGCAGGATGCTGCGGCATTCCGGACAAGTCTTGACCGGAGCCTCGCCGTCCCCCGCGCCGGGTGCGCGCGGATTCACCGCGTCGATCGGCCCGTGGCGGGCGACGTTGCCGGCGAAGTCGAGCACGAGGCAGTCGGTCTTTCCCTGCGCGAGGCGCGTGCCGCGTCCCGCCATCTGCACGTAGAGTCCGACCGACTTGGTCGGCCGCAGCATGGCGATCAGGTCCACCGCCGGCGCGTTGAAGCCGGTGGTGAGCACGCCCATGGAGGCGAGCGAGCGAATCTCGCCGCGCTTGAAGGCGGCCACAATGCGGTCGCGCTCCGCCTTGGGCGTGTCGCCGAAGATGGTGGCGCAAGAGGAGCCCCGATCGCGGATGGCCTCGGCCACGTGCCGCGCGTGGTCGACGCCCGAGCAGAAAACGAGCCAGGACCGGCGCTCTCGCCCCAATGCGACGATCTCGTCGACCGCCGCCCGGGTGACCGGGTCCTTGTCGACGGCGGCCTGCAGCTGGCCGGGGATGAACTCGCCGCCGCGCGTGCCCACGCCCTTGACGTCGAGCTGCGTCGCCGCCGACTTGCTGATCAACGGGCTCAAGTACCCCTGGTCGATCAGCTCGCGCACCGAGACCTCGAAGGCGATGTCGGTGAAGAGCGCGTCCTCGCCCCGGTGCAGCATGCCGGAGTCGAGCCGGTAGGGCGTGGCGGTGAAGCCGATGATCTTGAGGTGCGGGTTTATGACGGCGAGCTCGTCGAGGAAGCGCCGGTACATCGTGTCCGAGGTGCGCGGGATGAGATGCGCCTCGTCGACCAGCACGAGATCGGCCTGTTGCACGCCGTAGGCCTTCTTGTGGATCGACTGGATGCCGGCGAAGAGGATGCGGGCGCCGATGTCGCGCTTGCCGAGTCCGGCCGAATAGATGCCGGCCGGGGCCCCGGGCCAGAGCCGCAGCAGCTCGGCGAAGTTCTGGGCGATCAGCTCGCGCACATGGGTGACGATCAGGATGCGCTGGTCGGGCCATCGCTCCAGCACCTCGCGGATGAAGCTGGCCATCACCAGCGACTTGCCGCCGGCGGTCGGGATGACGACGATGGGGTGGCCGGATTTGCGCGCGAAGTAGGCGTAGACGGCGTCGATGGCGGCCCGCTGGTAGGAGCGCAGCTCCATCATGGCGACACCTCGCGGCGGCCGTTGATCCAGGTGCCGCCGGCCTCGAGGCCGTACTCGACCCAGTCCTCGCCCGCGTCGAGGACCGCGCCCGGCACCAGGGCGGGGATGTAGAGATGCCGCTCGCAGGCGCGGCGCTGGTCGGCCGTGGAAAGACGGCGATCCCAGCGGGCGCAGTGCCAGCCTCCTTCGACGGGCGTTGCGCGCAGGCAGGAACGGCAGGTGATCTCGGCCGCGCCGCCGCCGTGGCAGATGTCGTGATGTTCGCAGGCCCGGCACTGCCACCACGCCGGATCCTCGGAAATGCGGGCCGGCGGATGCCGGGCGTGAATGATCCGCCCCGCTTTGGCGATCAGGCGCTCGCCTTCCTCGCGGTCAGCGGGCAAGCGCTCGACATGAATCTCGTCGGTGTCTTTGCAGACGGCCACGTACATGGCTCGGGTCATGCCGGTGAGGCGCAGGTAGACCTGCATCTGCGCCCAATGGCGGGGTTTGGATTTTCGGATGCCGTCGCGCTTCAGCTCCGCGAACGATTTGGCCGAATGGGTCTTGAACTCGACCACGTGCCAGGTCTTCGGCGCCTCCAGGAGGCCCAGGGCGACCGCGTCCAGCGACCCGCCGAAGTGCCCGCCGTGCGCCTCCACTTGCCACTGCCGTCCCGTCTCGGGATCGGCGTCGAGCACGGTGGCGCCGGTGCGGCGCAGGTTGCGCACCAGCCGGGCCTCTTCCATCTGGCCGGTCTCGAATAGGCGCAGGATGCGGCCGGGAAACCGCGCCCGCGTCGCCCAGCGGAAGTCGTACCAAAGCGCCCGCTCGCACTCCTTGCCGATCAGCGACGCCCCGAGATGGACTCGGAACCCGTCGGCGGAATCCGTCTCGTAGGATGCATAGATGGCCTCGATGGTGGGCGTCGGACGGGGCGGCAGGACGGCCATCACGCGGTTTCCCGTCCTGAGTGGCGCCGGTGCGCCTCGTCCATCATCTCGCGCCATTCGTCGTCGCCGAAGTCTTCCCGCACCACTTCGATCAGGCAGTCCTTGAACTCCTCGCTGCGCCGCGCGGACATCTCCGCCAGCCGAGCGGCGAGCGCCTCGATCTCCCGCTGCTTGTGCCTGAGCGCGGTCTTGGCGCGGTGGAACCAGCGCGGGTCCGGCTTCCCGTTCCTGGACTGGCGGTCCATGTCGGCGGCGGCGATCTGCGCCCGGATGGCGGCGACGTCGTCCTTCAGTTCGGCCAGCCGGGCACGGCAAGCCTCGCGGGTCGCCGGCAAGGAGATGTCCGTCATGGTCCCGACCTCAGGCGGTCGTTCTCCGCCAGGGCGGCGTCATGCCGGCGGGCTTGGCGTTTGGCGCCAGGGCGGGACGCGCGACGGGAGCCGCTGTGGGCGCGGCGGGTCCGGCACGCGAGCCCGTGCGGGCGGCAGCAGCCGGCGCGGTCTGCGGCTTCGCCGGCTCCAGCGGCAGATAGCGGAGCGTGTTGGAGGGGCCGTAGCCCTCGGTCTTGGACGGCTGGACCTTGACGTCTGCCACCAGGGGGATCAGGTGCAGCTCCTCGCTGTCCTGGACCTGCAGCTTGCCGACCGCGTGGCAGATGGCCGAGAGCGTGCGCTGCGCGATCTCCACCGTGGTCGGGTTGTTGTTGACCAGGTTGAGGCGATCGAACAGCTTGCGCCCGACGTACTCGCCCTCCAGCACGTCCAGCTCCAGCCACAGGTATTGGCCCTGGCCGTCCTTGGTGGCGCGCATTTCGCTGGCGACGATCTGCGCCACGTAGCGGCCGGGCGGCAGGACCTCGAAGGGCTTGTTGGGCTCGACGGTGGTGGCGTCGAAGGTGGCGCCGAGATGGGCCATGACGGTTCTCCTTTGTTTTGCGGTTGCGATCAGGCGTGGGATTCGGTGCCGGTGCCGCGGAGCGGCATCGCCTCGGCGAATGCTCCCCAGGACATCGGCAGGGTGTCGGGAAGGCCGTAGCGGTTCTTGGCGAGGAAGGCCGGGCGCTCGGCGGTGTGCAGCAGCCGCTCGCCCGAGCCCAGCGCGCGGGTCACCTTCTTGTTGAAGCCGACATCGGCCTTGGCGACGTTGATCCGGTAGTTGGCGAAGAGCACGATGTCGGAGTGCTCCTGCAGCAGCGCCGAGGCGCGGGCGTGCAGCTTGATGATGTACCGGTCGTAGGGCTCGTGCTCGGGGCTGTCGAAGCGCTTGATGTCGGTGTGGGCGATCTGGACCACCGTCATGCCCTTGTCGTCGCGAAGGGCATCGAGGCCGTCGACGTACTGGCGCCAGAGGTCGAGCGCGGCGACGTAGCCCTTGCCGTAGCCGGCATCCTCGATCGAGGCCCAGCCGTGGTCCTTGCAGGCGCGCGCCCACACCAGCGGCTCCAGCCAGTCGACGCTGTCGATCACCACGGTGCGGAACTCGTGCGTCTCGGTGTAGAGGGCGGCCAGAGCCTCCATCACCGAGTCGTAGGTTCGCGCGAGCGGGAAGTGCGGCACGTCGAGGGTGCCGAGGCCGTCCTCGGTGAGGATGAAGACCGGATTGGGCGCGCCGGCGGCGAAGGTGGTCTTGCCGACGCCGGCGACGCCGTGGATCAGGACGCGCGGGGCGGCGAGCGCCGTCGTGCGCTTCAGGGACGCGAGCGAGATGGCCATCAGAGGGTCTCCTGTTTCGGGGGGTCGATGCGATAGACGGGCTTGCCGGTCTCGACCGTGCGGGCCGGCTCGAAGGCGGTGCGGATGGAGGAGGGCCAGGCGCCGTAGGCGCGCTCCGAGACCTTGAACTCGACGGCGATGTATTCGGACGGGTCCTCGCCGGTCTCCCGGATCCGCTCGACGATGGCGGCGAGCCGGGCCTGGTCCCATTTGACGCGCTTCGGCAGATCGGCGACGACGACGAACCCGCCGTCCTCGATGCGTGCGGTGCCGGTGTCCCGGCCATCGCTCCGGCGCAGCGCGGCGGCGCGTTCGCCGTAACGGAGGTCGAGAGCGCCATCGAGCCGCTCCTTGATCCGCTTCGCGCGGTCGAGCGCTTCCTGGGCCTCGTCGGCCAGCAGGGCGAGCTGGTCGACCGGGAGGGCGGCGACGGCGTCGATCTCCATGCCCGCGAGATCGTCGAGGCGGACTCGATTCCGGATCATGGTGTCGTCTCCTTCCGTACTGGCGGTTTCATGGTCCTGATGGCGAGGTAGGCGATGCGGCCGTCGTCGAGGCGACGTTGCGCGAGCAGAACGCGGCCCTCCTCGGCGAGAACCAGCGCGAGGTTGGCGACGCGCCCGAGTTCCTCCCGAGCGCCGTCGGCGAGCGAGGACCAGCCGCGGACGCGGTCGAGGGCGAGATGGCCGGCGTGGTAGGCGAGCCGTTCACCCGGGCGCGCCATCTCGGTCCACGCCAGCAGGGCGGGTTCGCGGGCGAGCAATTGCGGCGCGGCCAGGGATCCGGTCTCGGCCCGGGGAGAGCGGTTGCGTCCGCGCGGGATGAAACGGAGAGACCCGGCCGCGATCATCGCGGGGCCTCCGCGGCGGCCGCGGGCTCCTTGCCCGTGTTCAGACGGAGCTGGCCCGACTCGTAGGCCTCGATGTCCTCGGCGCGGTAGAGCACCCGGCCCCCGACCTTGAGATAACGGGGCCCCCGGCCCTGCCAGCGCCAGCGTTCCAGGGTCCGGTGCGAGATGCGCCAGCGCTCGGCGAGTTCATGCTGGTTGAGGAAGGGGGACGGCATGGCGGTCGGTTCCCGGCGATCAATGTTTCACCGGGGAGGATGCCAAGGCCGGATTCGGACGGCGTGGGGATCACAAGGGGATCAGAAGGGGATGAAGTGAGGATGAAGACCGCTTGCCGGGGGATGGGGCGGGGGATCGGCAGGGGGATGGCCGAACGGGATGGTTAGCGCCGGTTCGCCGTTCCGCCCTAAGGGATCGGCAGATTGAGCCGGTAACGTCCCTTGCGGTCCGAGAGGATCAGCGTCCGCCAGTCCTTCTGGGTCTTGAACAGGTCGGCCATGCGCGAGCAGGAGGAACCGGCCTCGCCCAGCACCGCCTTGCCGTGACGCCAGGGCGCGCCGGCTCTGGCCGCCTCGTGGAGGATGCGGACCACCTTGGCCTGGCATGAGCCGAGATGGAACGTGCGGCCCTGGAGGTCGATCTCCTTGTAGCCGTCCCGGTGCTCGAAGGGGGTTCGCCCGCCGGGGGCGCGGGCGCGGATGCGGTGGTCTCGTTCGATGCGGTCGCGCTCCTCGCGGCGGATTAATAGGTCCTGGGCTCGCGCCTCGATACCGTCGGCAGGCTCGATGATCGAAAGATACCCCTCGCCGGCAGCGGCGAAGTCGGCGACCTGGGCGATCCCATCTCGGAAGATCCGATGCGCGTCCCTGGGCTTCAGGTCGAGAAGCCCGGAACGCCGCTCGCGGTTCGTGGGCACGGCGAACAACTTCCCGTTGTCGGCCTCGCAGGTCCCCTGCTCGACGAGCACCTCCCACACCCGGAGCGAAACCCGCAGGATGCCGTTCTCGGCCAGATAGACGAGATCGCGCCGGGGCAGGCCCCAGCGCTCCTCGATTTCCTCCAGCCCGAAATAAGCCTTCTCCGGCAAACCCATGGTCCCCGGTCCACGCGCGAGACATGACCCTCCATCTTTACGGACTTGACGTGGACGAATCAATCCTTTTTAATCCACAAC